AATATTCAAGTTACCACATCAAGGCATCGAACAATTCTTTGATTCAGTTGGTTTCTATTTTTGCTATTGGTTATGCTGAACAATTCCTAACAGAATCTGGTGGTGACTTCTCAGTTACCAACTCTAACTCAAACTTCGGTCAATCTGCACTTATCTCTAGAGGTTATAGAGATTTGGCATTTGCTCAAGATGATGTTGGATATATCACACAAATCATTCCACCACAATCACTGAAACCACAATTTACTACAATTGAATATCCTTCAATTGATATCTCAAAAACTGTAGGTGTTGCAGATACAAGTAGAATGTATCTCTATAATTATACTAATGAGGATGTACTACCACCAAGTACAGTTAATGGTTATAGATTTGGTGCAAACAATAACGAGACATTGAATGTTGTTATTCCAGTAGGAGGACAGACTGAAGTCTTTAGAGCAAAGGTCGTCATGGACGATACTGCATATGCAACAAAGAAAATAACTGGAAGAAAACTTGCCAGAATCGGAAGAAATGTTTCTACCGGTAATAGTATTACAAACTCCACTTTGATGTTCACTGAAGACCATCAGTTTAAACAGGGTGAGACTGTAAGAACCATTTCAAATGATGGAAGACTTCCTGATGGTCTTGAGAGTAATAGAGTTTATTTTGCTGTTGTTGATGGTCTACCCTCAAATCAAATACAATTGGCACAATCATTCAATGATTCTTTGACTGGTAATAAGGTTGGTATTAACAATCTTGGTGATACGATTATTGTAGAGAGTAGAGTTAGTGATAAAGATCCTGGTGATGTAGGACACCCTGTTCAATACGATGTTGATGAATCACAATGGTATGTGAATGTATCATCCGCATCAACAGAGAACAATTTGTTCTCTAAACTAAATGGTGGTGGACTTGGAAATATTACTTCTAGAACATATATCATTAGAAAGAAAGATTCTAGACAATCTGATGATAGAATTCATCAATTGAGATTTGTTATTCCTGCAAACACTGGAATATCTTCTGCAAGACAACCACTGGATGGTTTTACTCTTCAAGAATCGAGTGATGTTACTGGATCAACTAACACAGAAGTTGCATTGGAGTTTAATCCAGGTTCTGTGACGATGAGTAATGACTCTCAGATGAGAAACTTTAGTTTCATCTCTGGTGTTGATTATAGAGCTGGAATTACATACTACTCAACAGAACAACCACATAGACTTTCTATTGGTTCTACTGTTATTATTGATAATGTAAGAAGTACTTTGTTCCCAACAGTTGGTACGGGTAACTCTGGTTATAATGGTACGTATGAAGTTACAGGAATTACAAGTGCAAAAACCTTCACGGTAAACTCTATTCCTCTTTCTGCCGGTACATTTATTAATGATACCTCACAGAGAACTACTGCTCTTCCAACTTTCTCTAGAAGAAACTTTGACAAAGATTTCTATGTTTACGATGTACAAACTATTAATGAGTATATCAATGGAGAACAGGATGGTGTTTATCACCTGTCGATAATCAATTCTGCAAATGAACCAAAGGTTTCTCCATTCAATAATGATGATTATGCTTTCTCACAACCAGTCACTAATTATTATCCACAGTTAGATAGAGATAACCCTGTAACTAAGGCACCATCAGCTGCATGTTATGCACTTTCTAATAACATCGGTGAAGTTGTAATTAATGACCCTAAGAATAGTATCACCGGCGAAACATTGGAAGAGATGTTCCAACAAGTTGGTGTTGCAATTACTGGAATTATTTCAAATAATGTGGGAACTGCATATACAATCTTTACCCAATATGACCATGGATTGAATAGAATTACTGTTCCGACTATCAATAATCCGGGTGCAGGGTATGGTGATGGTACAAACGCAATTCAGTATTACTATAACGCAAAACTTCAAAACATCACTAGTGGATCGATTGGTGATTTTGGTACTGCATTAGTCACCATTGATGGTACTTCTGCTGGTGAGATTATTGAGGTTCAGATTATGGATGGTGGTTCAGCATTTGCAGCTGGTGATGACTTCCGAGTTGTTGGTATTGCAACAACAACTGGATTCAGTGCAGCCACTGGTAGTGTTAATAAAATTTATGATAATAGAGGAGACACTCTTACACTAACAGGTATTAATGATTATGATGGTAGAAGTTATAATCAATCCTATAGAATTTCTGCAATTTCAGACACTAATCAGATTGAAGTAACCCCAGTCTTAGGTTCTCCTGGTATTACAACATTGGGTCTTGGTCCAGATAAAGTATTAGGTGGTGGTTTCTCTATTATTGGACCGTCGTTCGATAGTGAAAGTTTCGTTTACAACAAAGATGTCGGTATTGCGACCATAACAACAAAACTGAATAATAACTTTAGAGTTAATAATTCTGTGATTGTAAGTGGTGCAGGTCAAACATTCTATAATGGTTCGTTTGTTTGTATCGATAAAATTGGACTGACTACGGTAGTTCTCGATGTAGGTATCAATACAGTTACTCCAGCAATTAATGGTAATATTCAACTATTCCCATCTGGTTCTTCTGGAAACTTTGGTGACTTAATTGCAAGAAACGGAAGACTGTCTGGTAGAGAAAGTCAAATCTATGCAGGTATCTCGACCACACTTAATTCTGCAATTACGAGTAAAACAACTGACACCATTAATGTCAATAACATGACTGATTATAACTTCAGAATTGGTGATTTTGTTAGAGTTAATGATGAGTTGATGAGAATTAAAACTACTGTGAGTAGAGTAGGTGGAACTACACAACTTAAGGTGTTTAGAGGTGTATATGGTTCTATTGCAAATACTCATGTGGTAGGTTCAGTTATTACTCGGGTTAAGTTCTTCCCGGTTGAATTTAGAAGAAACTCAATCATCAGGGCATCTGGTCATACCTTTGAATATATTGGTTACGGTCCTGGTAACTACTCGACTGCATTCCCCGATAAACAGACAAAGAGACTTACATTATCTCAACAGATTAATGCACAATCACAAACAATTGCCGGTGGTGTTGTCAACTACACTGGTATGAATGACAGAGGTGACTTCTTCATTGGTAACAAGAGAATTGCTTCTAACACTGGTAGAGAACAAGTATTTGATACTCCGGTTCAAACCTATACTGGTGAAGACCCCTATTCAAGTGGTATTTCTGATGATGTATCTGACTTCAATTATATTGAGGCTTCTATCGTTAAAATTGAAAGAAATGTACTGGTTGATGGTGGTGACAAAGGTAATATTCTTTCTCAGTTCAATGGACCTGTAGAATTTACTAAAAAAGTTATCAGTACATCAGATGAAGGGTTTGAAACTAATAGTGTCTTTATTCAAGGTAATGCCCAAGTTTCAAGAAAGTTGACTGTAGGTATATCCATACCAACAGAGGCTGGTACTCCTGGAGATATCGTCTTCAACGCAAATCCAGAGAACAGTGGAACAGTTGGTTGGGTCTACACAACAAACAATCAGTGGAGAACCTTCGGAGTTATCAGTTGATAAATAAAAATAATAATTCCTGATTAGCAAGATAAATGGCAGTAGATAAGGATTTTGTCATAAGAAATGGCATTCAAGTCAATGAAAATTTAATCTATGCTGATGCCAATAGTGACAAAATTGGTATTGGAACTACAACACCAGACAAGAAACTTGTAATTATTGGTGATACTGAAGTCAGTAAACAACTAGCTGTTGGTACTACTATTAGTGCACAAAGACTTGTAACTACTGGTGTATCTACATCTAATATTGGTCTTGATGTAGGTGTTGGTGGGACAGTATTTACGAGTTCTACTCTTACCAAAAAAGTTGGTATCAATTCTGCAATCCCGGCATATACTCTCGATGTTATCGGACCAGTTTCGATTGGTCAGACTGCAGAGTATGTTTATGGTGACCTGACAGTTACTGGTAATATCAAAGGAACATCTTTAACAGGTCAAATTTCTGCTGGTGGAACAGTTGGGTTTACGAATGTAACTGTAGACAATAATTTAGTCGCAAATGATGCAGAAATATTCACCAAATTTACATTAGAAGAAGTTAATAGTGATACATTTAGGTTCTTAACTGCAGGTGACCCTCCCGGTATTGGTTTTACTCAAAATACCGATGACCCAGAACTTTACTTAATTAGAGGTAATAAGTATGAATTCCATGTAGATTCTGGTGGTTTCCCATTCTATATTAAGACTGCACCTACCGCAGACTTAGATAATATCTACAGTAATGGTGTAGATGGTAATGGTACTCAGGTTGGTATTCTAACCATTAGAGTTCCATTTAATGCTCCAAATAAACTTTTCTACCAGGCATCTAATGTTGCCGGTATGGGAGCAACAATCTATCTGAATAATAATGGTAAACAGATTGATGTTGGTGTTGCAACAGTCAGAGAAAGATTAGATAGTAATGGTTATGCAGACTTTGAGAACATCTATGTATCGGGTATCGGTACAATTAACAACATCAAGAGTAATAATTTTAGTGTAAGTGCTGGTATTGTTACCGTCAGACAGGACCAGACTGCTATTATTGGTGTTTCTACCGGTGCAGATAGAGTTAGTGTTCAGACTACAAGTAGTAGTGATACACATCAGGTTTCTTTTGTTAATAATGTAGGTCTGGGTTCAAACTACCCACTCCACCTAATTGACTCAGACACCAATCAATTAACATATGTTCCTTCTACAAATGTACTATCCTGTACTAGATTTGTAGGTAATGTATCTGGTATTGCAACCGGTGCAGATAACATTAATGTAGATGAGATAAACACCAATACCGATTTTCAGGTCATCTTTAGTGAACAAGGTGCAACTGATTATAAGAGGATGTATATTGACACTAATAATAGTCATCTAACATATAATCCATCTACAGAAACTCTTACTGTTGAAAATATCATTGGTAATCTCTTTGGTATTGCAACAAACGCGAACTTTATTAATGTAGACACCAATAGTCAAAACACTAATCATCAAGTATTGTTTAGTGTCAATCAAGGTGGTGGTTTCCAAAGACCTTATATTGATACTCAAAGTAATGAACTAACCTATAACCCATCAACAAATACATTCTCCGTTTCAAACATTGTTGGTGATTTGGTTGGTGATGTAACTGGTAATCTGACTGGTGTTTCGTTGAATGCTGATTTTATCAATGTAGATGAAATTAATACTAATACTAACTTTCAGATACTGTTCAGTACTAATCAGGCTGCTGGATATCAGAGACCTTATATTGATAGTGGTTCAAACCAACTTGCATACAATCCATCTACTAGAACATTCAGTGTTCAAAATATCGAAACAACAACTATTACTGGTAGCAGTTTTTCTGGTATTTCAAATCGAGCTGATTTCATCAATGTAGATGAAACCAGTTCTAATTTAGACTATCAAGTATTATTCAGTACCAATCAGGCTGCTGGTTATCAAAGACCATATATTGATTCTGGTAGTGGACAATTTAAATATAATCCAAGTACTAATCGACTGACTGTAGGAAACTTTACCGGTAATGGTGCAGGTCTTACTAATCTTGCTGGTGATAAGATTACTACGGGTACGATTTCTCCTGCAAGACTTCCTTCTGCAACAACTGCGATTCAAGGTGCAGTTATAGTTAAGAATGCATATCCACCGACAAGTACTTCAACTGTTCAACCTCCAAGTGTTGGGGCGTTTAAGAAACTATACGATGCAGTAGGAAATCTTATTCCTCCTGGTTCAAAAATGTTGTTCTATCAGGCAGCTGCACCAAATGGTTGGACAAAACTAACTAATGATAATAACAAAACATTGCGTGTTGTTTCTGGTTCTGGTGGTGGTTCTGGTGGTACTAATACTTTCACCAGTGCATTTTCTGAAAGGTCTGTTCCAGTACCTACTCATAATCATAATGCAAATGCTGGAGACCAATCCGCCAATCATACCCATGGTGGAGAAGCTGTAAATGCTAACGCAAATCATAGTCACAATGGAAATGCAGCTTACCAAAATGTACCTCATAATCATGGAATTAATCAAGGTGGTGCAAACGGTAGATTCCTTTCAGGTATCAACTGGAGCAAAGGAGACTTTGACTCTGATGGTGGAAAAGAAGCCATTACTAATATCGGTTATAACAAACAAGATGTTGGTTATTCAAACCCGAATGTGCAGACTGGTGATGCCGCACATAGTCATAGTGTTAGTACGAATGCTGCAAACGCAACTCATAGTCACAACCTTAGTATCAATGCTCAAAACGCAGACCACCAACATACAATTACTGTTGGTAGTGCAGGAAATGTAAATAACATGGACTTCCGTGTTCAGTACATCGATATTATCGTCTGTAGAAAGGACTAAATATTCTTACTCACCTCCAATCATAGGGGGGTTCAGGGGAGTTATTTGAGCAACATTAATTCCCTGTTGAAGGGCATGAGCATAAAGTTGTTGATTTTGATGATTTGCTTCTACTACTTCATTTCTGAAACTTTCTACAGCAGCTCCAGTTTGATTTGACTTTTGTGCGATTTCTACTGTCATCATAGGCATCCATGATACGGCACAACGCCAATCATCAATCTCTTCCCCAGTATTAGGATTTGTTCCTCTTACACATGTATACCAGGCACATTTATGTTCAACACATTTCTTTTGAATTAACGGACAGAATTCGCCTTTTTTCATGATATATCATCATACCTGAAAAATATTTATATGTATCGGGTATAAATAAAAACAACGGATAAAACATTATAGATAATGTCTTTACTTAGGGCCGACAAGATAGCCAATAGGTTCAATAACAGTGGTCCTATTATTGTAGGTCCTTCTACTGTAAGTGGAAACTTCACTGTTACTGGAATACTTACTGCACTGGGTATCGGGGTAACAAACAATGTTCTAGTTGGTGGAGGATTAACTACAAAGTTTCTTAACGCAACCAATAGTGCATCATTATTCAATTCAACTCTTACTGGTATCACCACTGCCGGTATTATCACCAACGCAACTTATTTTGGTGATGGAGTAAATCTAACAGGTATTGTAACTGAAATTCAACCTGGTCCTGGTATCCAGATTTCACCACTATCTGGTAAGGGTAAACTTACAATCTCGGCAAATGGAGTTGTAGTTTCTGGGTATTCAACTAATTCTGGTCTTGCAACTGATGTAAAAGGTGGCACAGCTGGTGCTGTTTTGTATCAGGTTGGTCCAAATGATACTGCATTCTCTGCATCAGGTACAGCAGGAGAAATTCTTCAATCACAAGGAACTGGAACTCCTGTTTGGACATCACTTGCAGCAATTAATGTCTCGTATGCAGACAGTTCAGGTATCTCAACCAACTTAAGAGGTGGTTCTGCTGGTAGAATTCCTTATCAATCAGGTCAAAATCAGACTGCATTCCTACCAATTGGTCCCACAGGTAATCTTCTTTTAGGTCAGGGTACATCAGCACCAAATTGGATTGACCCTAAAGCAAATCTAGATGTCAGATATGCAAGACTATCTGGTATCTCTACGAGTGCCATTGGTGGTGTTGTTGATACCAATTCACTTAAAGTTACCGGTATTACCACACTGAGTGGTGGTAATGTAGTTGTAGATAATGACCTTCGTGTTACTGGGGTAACAACTGCAGCCAATATGGTTGTTACTGGTGTTTCTACCATTGCAACTCTGAATGTAGGCACAGGAGCTGGTGCAACAGTTGGTGTTACTACCATTCTGGATGAAGATACCTTTGTTTCAAATAGTAACGAGGCACTTGCAACTCAACAATCAATTAAGGCATATGTTGATGCACAAGTAACTGCACAAGACCTTGATGGTACGGCTGATACTGGTACCTTTGTTGTTGACCTTGACAGTCAATTACTGGGTGTAGTTGGTACAACAAATGAAATCTATACTATTGGTTCTGGTCAAACCGTAACGGTTGGTCTTGATACCAATGTAACTATCCCAAATAACCTTACAGTTACTAATCAAACTCAACTGTCTGGTATGACCACTATAAGTGGTCTGTTAGATGTCAATGGAGTTATTGATTCACAATCATTAAATGTCTCTGGTGTAACAACACTTGCAACTCTTGGTGTTACTGGAGTTTCTACAGCACAGTTCCTTGAAGTAACTGGTGTTGGTACAGTTGCAACTCTTGGTGTTACTGGAGTTTCTACAGCACAGTTCCTTGAGGTAACTGGTGTATCGACTATCGCAACACTCGGTGTTACTGGTGTTACCACTACACAATCTCTCCAAGTCATTGGTGTTACCACAACTGGTACATTACTTGTTGGTGGTGGTTCTACTACTAGCATTGGAGCCACAATCACAACTGATGGTAATGCAATCTTCTCAGGTATCGTTACTGCATCAACACTCAATGTAACTGGTACATCAACTCTTGGTTTCACTACCATAACCGATAATTTATATGTAAGTGGTGTTTCTACTCTCGCTGGGTTCTCAACCTTCCTGAGTGATGTTTATATCTCTGGTATTGCATCGGTAGGTGCAGCCATTACAATGTATCCTACAACGGGTATTGTAAGTGCTACAGCCTTCTATGGTGATGGTTCAAACCTGACTGGTGTTGTTGGTCTGGTATCTGTTACCAACCAAATCTATGTTACACCTGATGGTAATGATGAGAATGATGGTTATCTAATCTCTACCGCAAAGAGAACTGTTGGTTCTGCTCTTACGATTGCAGAAGCAAGTACGGTCGTTAGAATTTCTGCTGGTAATTATTCAGAAAATAATCCAATCATTATCCCAGAACAAGTTACACTTCTTGGTGATAGTTTAAGAGAAGTCTCAATCATTCCACAAAACCCTGATGAAGACCTCATCTATGTTGCGAATGGTAGTTATGTTGAGAATATGTCCTTTACGGGTTCATTGAATGAAGGTAAAGCAATTATCGCATTCAACCCCAACAAACCATCTTATGTAACACAGGGTCCATACATCAGAAACTGTACAAACTTTATCTCCAATAGTATTGGTATGAAGATTGATGGTGCTCACGTTATTGGTGACACCAGAGCAATGAACGTTGACTCCTATACTCAACTCAATCAGGGTGGTATTGGTGTTTCAATCTCTAATGAAGGTTATGCTCAGTTAGTTTCAATCTTCACAATCTACAATGACCAGAGTATTGTTTGTATTAATGGTGGTCAATGTGACCTGACAAACTCCAACTCTTCCTTTGGTAGATTGGGTCTTGTTGCTGATGGTATTGGTCCAACAAACTTTATTGGAACTGTTACTGAATTTACATCTGCCGGGTCAAATTCATTCCCAATCGATATCAGTACCGAAACAATATCTGTTCAGAATGCATTATACGATGCATCAACTGGTCTCACTACTGTAACCACTCAGAAGGCACATGGTTATACTAAAGGAATGAGTATTAACCTTGCTGGTCTCGGTTTCACTTGTCCTGCATATCCACATACATTCTCAAGTGGTGTTACTAATAGTATTACAAACACTGGAGTATCAAATAGATTTAGTGCTACAACAGGTACAACATATGACCCTGCAACTGGTCTTCTGGTTCTGAACATTGGTTCAGGTCATGGTCAAACAGCAGACAGTGAATTTACTGCTACCACAGGCACAGCATATAATCCATCAACTGGTATCTTAACTGTTGTCACAACTGGTGTTCATGGTATGACCACTGGTGATTATGTCAAGATTGTTGAGGGTTCATTGAGATTTACTTGTGCTAAGGATGGAAATGCAACTAATCATGACTATCCAAGAGCAACTGACCCTGTAAACAATAAGTGGAAGCAAGTTGTAGTAACAAATACCACTACATTTACCATGAACATTGGTAAGTCTTCTGATACTTCCCTTCACACTTGGGTAAGTGCTGTTGCTAATGGTATTCTGAGAGCAAACAGTCTCATCAGTATTGCAGATGGTGGTGTTACATTCACCTGTGCTCAGGATAGTAATGCAACCAATCATTCATATCCTCGTTCAACTGACCCAGCATCAGGAAAAATCTTTGGTGTTGAAGCAATAGATACTGCAACAATTACACTGAACATTGGCAAGTCACCTTCTGGTGGAACACATGCCTTTGTAAGTGGTGTTACTGATGCTATTGTAGCAAGAACAAAAGCAGCATCATATACTGCTGTTGTTGGAACAACTTATGATGGACCAACTGGTTCTCTTGTCTTAGATGTCAATACAACACATGGATTGACCGCTGCAACTGCACTTACTGCT